AACTGATTTTGGCGGCGCTGGGGTATCAGGAGGGGATGCCTGTTTCCCTACCATCGCAGCGCGTCGCCGTGGCGTTTCTGCTCGCCATCGAGACGGCCATGCGGTCCGGTGAAATGCTCGGGCTCACCAGCCGCACGGTGGACTTCAAACTGCGCGTGGCCCATCTTCCGCTGACGAAGAACGGCGGCGCGCGGGACGTGCCGCTCTCCACTCGAGCCATAGAGTTGCTGCGGATGCTGCCCCCGGTAGAAGACGGGCAGCCTCTCTTTGCACTGTCCGCCGCAAGCCGGGACGCGCTGTTCCGTAAGGCAAAAGAAAAGGCCGTCATCGACGGTCTGACATTCCACGACACCCGGCACGAGGCAATCACGCGCCTGGCGAAGAAACTGCAACCTCTGGATCTAGCCCGGATGACCGGGCATACGAACCTCCAGGAGTTGATGACCTACTACAACGAGTCGGCATCCAGCATCGCGCAGCGGCTAGGTTAATCCGTCGCGCGTGGGCGCCCTATTGCTTTTTCTTTGTGCGAGCGCACCCATGCGATGACCTCGGCGGCCTCCCACAGCGGGTTGCCCTTAGATCCCTCTTTCTGCGTCGGCAGTCGGATAGGCGCCGGGAACCCCGGCAAAGTCACGACGCGCTCCATCACCGCCGCCGGCGATCGCTGAAGGTAGCCGGCAATCATCTTGGCGTTCCACAGTTGAACAGAGATCGGAATCGACGGTGACACGCGTTTCGCGACTTCTTCGGCCAGTTGGTCAATCAGGGTTGTTTCGCTCATCTCTTCTCTCCAAACCACGCCCGTCGCGTGGTTTCAATGATCCGTTCTGCTGCTGCTTCCATCATTCCTTCTGCAAAGACCGGATGGCGTCGATTACCTCTTCGGCGATTACTACTTCTTTCTCGCTGAAGCAGCATTCACAGATGGCATTTGCGGCTGCCTCGACTGCTTCATCAATCGTCTGCTTGCGCGAGGCTTGCCATGCACGCAGGCACACCACGCGGGTTAGGTTCCACGCCGCGCTGCTTCCTTTGGGCTCTTCGCCGTATTCAGCAATGAACCACTTCTCAAATTCCTCGTTCACGTTTTCTCTCCGATGGCGGGGCGCCGGTTCCAAGATGCGATCAAACTAGCAATAGCGTCTTCCTCGGAAGACTCACCGTACTGAGTAATCACGGATATATCGCAATTAGTGCAATCAATCTGAGCGACGTAGCTTTCATATTCGATCTGCTCAACTTCTGGCTCATCTGGATCGCCCCCGCAAAACGGGCACGGCTTCAGTTCCTCGTTCATCCCATTCCCCATTTATCAGCGCCGAATAAACGGCGGTTAGCTCCGCCCGTCCAGCGAAGCGCGGGCTGCGTCGATGGCATCGCTCAGGATCATCCCTGCGCCGGACTCAATCACTGGGAAAGTGACAAACCATGCTTGCCGCGCTTCAGGGCCGCTCACCTGTGCAATCCCGATCTTGTTTCCGCACTTGGATTCAAGCCATCGATAGCGGTCGGCGTCCTCAGCCTCCCCGCTGCCAGGGCTGGCGCGCTCAAGTTCGCGGAGACGAGAGAGCGCCTCGATGATTTGGCGGCGATACTCGTCTCCGACCACAGATGCAGTAACCACGCGCTCCAGCGCATCCAAATCAAGCTTCTCAGTCATTGTTCCCGCCCTCCGGTTCGGTGCGCGCGCGCAATGCTGCTTGGACTGCGCAGACGATCCGAGTAAGGTAGGCGTGATAGCGCGCCTCGTTCCTTTTCAAAGTCGGTTCGGTGCCCCACAGCAAATTGCTGACAACGTAGTCAGGGTGATTGTTTGCAACGAACTCTTCCAGCGACATACCCATGCTTCCCCAACTGGCACACCAGGCACGGCTGTAGCAGAGGATTGTGATTCGCCCGGCTTGACGCGGAAGTTCCTGCGGCCACCGCTCCAGAATGACCGTGATCCGGTCGAGGTTTGGCGGGTTCGGAATATCGAACGCCTCGACCACATTCGTCTCAGTCTTCACGATCCGCCCCCTGTTGCCGCTCGCGCTGGAGTACGTCAGCAAATGTTCGCACATCGAAAACGCGAGGCGCATACCGCGTCGATTCTTCATTGCAGACTATGCCTACCCCATTGCAAAGATCGCACCACTGCCGTTCAAGGTTGTAGCCACGGCACTGCGGGCATTGGTGGAATTCAGCCATTGTTTTTCACCTCTTGCTGAATAGCGGCGTCAATTTCAGCCTCTTCCTTCGCGCCGATCATGGAGTTGGCAACCGCATAACGATAGCGTTCGGCATCGCGCCACTGCGCGCGGTCTGCCCTCTTATCCGCCTCGCTCGCCGCGTCTGCCTGGGTGAACGAAGCGAAGTAGGTATCTAGGATGTTGTCGATCTCGCGCGCCCACACCTTATGAATGTGCTCGCCCTTGTACGCATCGGCGGCACGGTTGTAGCAGCGCAGTTCGTTCGTGATGCGCGCGAAGTCCAGCGTCAGCGTCGCAATCGCATTGGCTGCCGGGGTGGCGATATTGTCCACGATTCGGCGTGCTGCGAAGCCTTCCCAATGCTCCCCCTTCGGGGGCGTTTCGTCGGCGCATAGGATTTCGTACACGCGCTGCACTCGCAGGTCTTCCCACTGTGCGACAGGCGCTACCGCATGAACCGGGCACGGATGCCGCAGTGAGCCGTTCCCGGACGGGCAGGTGCATTCGGGCGGCGTGGATTTCGCAGGCTCGGCATCGGGAGCGGCAGGCGCGGCGTCGAGCATGGCTGCGTATGCATCGTTCATCATGCAATCGTCGATTGGGCGCACTTTCGAAAACCATGCTTCCGCGAAGGCCACAACCATTTCATCGGTAGGCTCAACGGGGACCAGCTTCCATCCCTGCGCCGCCTGCGCAGCGGGTGCCGGCTGCTGGCCAATGTACGGGGCGCAAGAACCATCGCAATCGCCCGCGCGGCAATTACACGCCTGCACAGGCTCTGCCGTGGTGGCGGGTTGCTGGCGAGCGCGATAACCATCGATAAAAGCGGCTCGCGCTTCGGGCGTTGCGGGATGCCCCCACTTCTTGCATTCTTCAGACCACTTGCCCAATGCCACGCGCTCATCCGCCTGCGCAGCGGGTGCTGGCGCTGCTTTCATCCGGGCTTTAGGTTCGCAGTTCGGCAAATCGCGGCAATGATGGATTACGTTGCTGCATTCCCCTGTTGCGAAGCAATCCTTCGGCGCTGGTGCGGCGGGCGCGGCGAGTAGCTCGATTGCACGGTCAATGCGGTTCTGTTGCGCGCGCACGTCCACGTCACGGCTTCCGACAGCGCCGAATTCCGGGCGGATGGCGCGCAACAATTCGATAAGTTCAACCGCCACCCCCTCCCCATTGCGGGCATCCGCAGAATGGGCGGCGAGACGTGCCACAACATCGCTGTCGGCCCACTCGGCATCGCGATCGAGATAGCTGCGCCCGAGAGGATGCCCAGCAGCGATCCCGTCATCGAATGCGAGCTTCCATGCTTCATCCCATGCGGCTTTGGCGATCTCAGTCAGCCCCGCTTGGCGTGCGTTGTGGTCGGTCATGATTGGTCCTTTGCGGTCGGTGCGGCTGGCAGGGGCATCCAGTGCAACGGCACGATCTGCTGAACGGCCGCATTGCCGAATGAGGTGTTGATCCACATGCACTCGGTCTGGAGAAAATGACCCACGACGATGATCGACGCGGTCGCATGGATGTAGCGCGCGAACAGGATCAGCGGCGTACCATCCTTCGGCGCCGTCTCAATCGGCTGCCACTTCGCAGCGCCCAACGCTTCCAGACCGTAGCCGTAGCCTTTGCGGAACCAATATTTGCAGAGCGGCGTGTACTGGGTTTCATTCGTGGCCTCGAATGCCATCCGCACTGCCGTCTCCACGTCGCCGGGAATCGCAGCGCCCAACGCTTCCGGGGCGGGGCGGGTGAGGATGTCTTCAAGTCGATTCGCGGTGTCGATACCGCCTTTCGGATGAGCGCGCATGTACATCTCGGCGACTGCCAGCGCGATACGGTCATCTTCTGTAAGCCATCCGGCAGGCTGCGCTCTTACCAAATCTCTTCCTTCAGCAATCGCTTTAGAAAGCGCCTCGCGCGCCTCGATGTCTCGCTGGTCCTGCGGTTTCGTGGTCATGTTGTTGTTCATGTCTCTCTCATTCTGTTCAGGGGCGGGCAAGCTGCACCCGGCCGAATCTCGTCCACGGGCATCCCGCGACGGTGTGGTCGCCGCTTCCGCAGTAGCAGCACATGAACGTTTTCATCGCACGGTCCCAAGCAACGGCACGCCAACTACCAGCACGAAGGCCAGCAGCGCCCAGATCATCACGAAGTCATCCATGTCTAGCCTCCAGGTAGTTGCGGGTAACTAGGCGGCCGGTGCCGGCTCGACCTTGGCGAAGGGGTATTTCTCGATGGCCGGCTTGATGAACTTGCCGAAGTGGGCGCCAATGGACTCGGCCGACTTGAACGCCTCAAACTCGGCGGTCGGGAAGTTGGCGTAGTGGTAAAGGCTGCCGGCGCCGGCTTTGCTCTTGAAGCGGATAGCCAGGGTGCTGCTTTCGGCGTCGTGGCCGATGCTGTGAATCTGCGACGACTCGACTTCCTGCATGGTGATTTGCGGCATGGTGGTCCTCCAGATGTTTAGGCGCCGAAGTACATGGCCGCGACGTTCAGAGCGGCGAGCACGACGATGATTGCGAGGGTCGCCAGCTTCAGGCGACGGTTGTTGCGCTTGATGCGCAGGTAGGTCGGATCGTCGGCATGGATCACGATTGCGTCTCCATAGCCTCGACCAGCAGCTTCGCCCAGCACTCCGCGAGGAGCTGGCGCTCGTCGCCGTTGTAGGGAAAGCGGTAGGGGCCGACCTGCAGGGTCGTGTCAGTGATCTCGATCTCGCCGGCTTCTTCGTCGTGGATGAAGTCGATGCGCAGGAATCCCTCGAGCTTTGCGCCGTGCGGGCCGGCAAAATTGGCGTCCAGGGTGACGCGGTGGCCAGTGCCGATCACGATTGCACCTCCTGATTTGCCCGTGCGATGACCGCGCGCGCGGCGGTGTACTGGGAGTAGTGGTCCGGGTCCCAGCCGAAGGCGGAGCAGGTGGTTACCCAGACCTCCGCCATGTTCTTGAGTGAATCCACCAGGTCGCGGAGCAGGTTTTCATGCCCAGCTTGGCGTTCTACTGCTTGCTCTGTTCTCATGACCGCCGCCCCTCGTGCACGCGTTATCAACATGCACACATGTTAGCACATGGGTTAGCATGCGCAAGGGGTATTAGCACCCCTCGAATGGATTACTTAGCGGCGGTCGAGAATTCGTCCCAAGCGTTCTTCAGCGTGTAGCCGGTCCGGGCGTCGTGCTCGGGAATCCAGCGGCCGTAGTGCTTGATGATCATTTCGGTGTCGACGTGGCCCATCTGCTGGGCGACCCAAAGCGGGTTTTCTCCCCTCGACAGCAGCATTGAGGCGAAGGTGTGGCGCGTCTGATACGGGTTCCGGTACCGGACCTCGGCTTTTTGCAGAATGTGGGTCCAGCAGTTAACGCGGATCTGCTTGTCGCTCGTCCACGGCTTCTGAGTCCACGGACAGGTAAAAACCCTGCCGTGAGAGGCGAGGGCGGACCATTGGCGCTGCGCCTGAAGCGCGGCACGCGCGTTGGGCAGCATCATGACATCGCGCGTGCCAGCGTCCGTCTTGGTGGTCTTTTCCGTCCGAACGACCACCGCTTGCCGCACACGGATTAGCCCGGCGTCGAAATCGACGTCCGACCACCGTAGGCCAATGAGTTCGGAAGTGCGCAATCCGGACCAGAAGGCGAACTGGAACAGGTTGCGCGCCGGCCCCTCGCAAGCGGCAAGGATGGCTGTGATCTCGTCCAGTGTGAAGGGGTCCACCTCGTAGGTGGACTTCCTCTTGGTCTTGGTCAGGATCTTGTTCAGTGCCAGGCGGCCGAGCGGGTTGGCCTCGATCAACCCGTCGTTCAACGCGTCCTGAAAGATGCTGTGCAACGGGCTGATGATGTTGCGCGCCGTCTTAGCAGTGCAATCCATAGCGCCGATCCAGGTGCGCAGCGCGGCGGGGGTGACCTCGTCCACGGCCAGGCGTCCCCATTTCACCTTCAGGTTGTTTTCGACGATCTTCCGGTAGCCGTGCAACGTGCTGGGCGACATCGCGCCGCGCTCGACGGCCGCGCGCGCTTCCTTCATGAAGTCGTCCAGGGCATCTAGGACCATCCGCTTGGCAGTGGTCTTGGCTAGCGCCTTAGCATGCTTGCTGTCCGGGAAGTACTCGGCGTAGTCAAAGTCGCCGCGCGCGATGGCATTCAGTATCTCGCCCCGTAGCCGGGAGGCGTACTTAAGGTTCGCCGGCGTAGCCTCGAGCTTCAGGGATTCGCGGCGCTCGATTCCCTTGTACTGGAAGCGGATGCGGATCGTCGAGCCGGTCGCGCCGTCCCGGATTTCGATACCTTCATATTTGGCGAGCTGTTTGCCACCCATTCGTCTACCGCCTCTGTATTAATCCACACCCGGTTATCACCGGCAGTCTTCCACTCCCGGCCCTCGGCCCAAATGCCGTTTCGGCGCTTGTGCATGACGCTGTCCCGCGTCTCCCCTGAGAGTTCGAGGTACTTCTCCAATCGGACCCATTTCATGCCGAGGGTCTGCCAATCCACGCCGCCGCCGGGTCGGGGTGGGGAATCCATGTTTCCGCCCATTTTGCGTGGGCAACTTCCACTTCCTTCTTCGCTATTTCGAGGCAGTCAGGTGCGCAGCGCTTCCCTCGCGGGATTGCTTGAGGTTTTGGAACATCGGGGTGATCTCCAAAGCCGTAGGCCGGATGTCCAAAGCTCCAAGCGATAACGTGAATCTTCCTCTCGCCTTTCAAGTTGTCAATGATGCTCTTCGTCCCAGTTCGGCCAGCGCTGATGGCGGCCGCCAGCTTTTCGCGTGTAAGCCCCTCGCGTCCCGCAGCCTCGATTGCTTTCAAGGCGCGCTTTCGCAGGCGCGCAAATTCCTTCCCGACTGCTGCGGCGCGTCGAGTTCGCGGGTTGCCTTCGACCGTCATCCCAAGACACGATCGTCTCCTCTTGGTCATGTGCTATTCCTCCAACTGCATGGCGTCGGCAACAGCCGACTTGATGGCCAGCCGTACCGCTGTCCCGCCTTGGCGCGCGCCCATCTCGTAGCACCTGTCATGGGGCAGTCCGTTGCACTCGTGCGGCATCACCGCTATGTGCGCCGGTGTGTCCAGGGCATCTAGGACCCGCGTCCGCTCCATCTGGTGAGCCATCCCCATGGCGTTGATCAGCTCGGCCAGTTGGCCCGTCATCTGCGAAAGCGTCGCGGCGATGTCCGCTCGCACGTATTCGACTCCGTCAGGGACAGGGCTCAGGCTGACGCCGGCCCCTCCGACGAAGATCCTTTCGGCCGCAGGGTTGTCGTCCACCGGCGTGGCGTCGATGGCCACATTCAGGCAGTGAGCGATGTACCGGGCGGCCGCAATCTTTTTCTCTGGCGTTGCAAACTCACCGGACACTGAAAGCCGGACGTCCGGCAGCAGACGGGCGTGCACGACATCGCCGTGCTCGTCCGCCAGCCAGTGACCGGTTGCCAGGCTTTCCATGGTCAGTGGCCGCAGGCCGGCGTTTCGCCTTCGGGCACCTCGACGCCGCAGCCAATGCAGCGCTTGGCCGGAGCGGCGGTGTCTTCGTCCGCAAGCGACAAATCCGGGGTAATCCAGTCGGTCAGGTCGACGTTGTGTTCCATTAAGTCCTCTCGGTGTTCGATGTGCAAACAGCACATGAGTTAGCCAATGTGGCGAAAAATAAAGGCCGCAGTAAGCGCTGCCAGCACCAGCCCGTACAGGCCGCCGGCCAGGAGCGCTCTGACGTCTGCCGCGCTCACAGGTAACCCCTCCACTCCATCCACCTGTCTTCTCGAACGGCATCCGCATGGTCACAGCGATAGCCTTCCTCCCGGTCTCGCCAAGCCTGCAGGGCGGCGTCGGCCAAGCTGTCTTGGTCCAAGTCGTCGACCGCAACGGGCTCGTCCGCGTCCGCCTGCTTAACGATCTCGGCATTCGTCACCGAGAAGCATTCCGGCTCAGGCGGGGAGGCGTTGCCGGAGTAGCCGGCATAGTGGTACCCGGTGACTGCGACGGTATGGCCGTCGAACGGGAAGGTGAGTCGAGTGAGGTTCATATAGCCGCCCCCCATTCGTCCGCGTCGAGATGCGGCTCCTCCCAGCCAATCACCACTCCCTCACCGCTGATCTTGAGGATGATGTAGTCGCCGTATCCGTATTCACCAACGCACAGAATGTCCGGCACGTAGTAACTGGCTAACTTGGCGATACGCTTGTGTTCTGCGTCCAGTAGCCAGTATTCGCCGCCGTCGCACACCTTGTAATGGATGTTTGCTTCGATTCCCGCCGGCCAGTTCAGTACGCGGCCCGTTGCAAGCTCGATGATCGGCTGCCATGCGTCACCCTTGCGCAGAGGAATTTTTCCCTCGGTATCGGCCTCGCCATTGATTCGAGCGTCTTCCCAGTAACGGACGTCGGCGTCCACTTCTACGAATCGTGCTTGATCCATCGCTCTCTCCTTAGAACTTTAGCGTCGCCTGCCCCCGTTGGGCCAACTGCACCAACGTACGCAGATGCCCAACCGCCTCGACCAGCAGCGCGGAGACGTTGTCTTGCGGGACATCGATCGCCTGCTGGATGGAGACAGCCGCGGGGACTTCCTCTGCGGCTGGCGGCGATTCCGGGGCCCGCTCGTCCAGCCAGGCGCGCGGCACATAGAACACCGGCTGCTCGCCGCTGCCGGCGATGTTCTCCAGCGGGATGTCATGCGCCATGCAGATCTGGATCTCCATCGCCTTGTCGTGCGGCGAGCGGAGATTCAGGCGCGCGAGCGCTTCGCTCGGTGGGACGTGGGTTTCCCCGCCTCGGCGCGCGATAACTCGGGGGCCGTTGCTCGGGCCTTTGCGCCATACCATGACCGCCACCCGTCGCCGGCCGGTCGCGCCGTCGTACGTCTTTTCACCGGGGGCGTGAACAATCCCCGATGTCTCCAGGTGGCGTAGTGCGTTGGTGATCATGGCGGGCCTGTGCTCCGGCATCAGCGTTGCAAGCATCCGCACGTGGAATTCCTCCGGGATCTCGTCAAAGTGATCACGCATGAGGCTCCGCGCGCATTCGATGTACTGCGGCGTTCTTCTTTCCATGGTCTCTCTCGGTCGATGGACGTGGATCAGGCGGCGGCCGGCAGGCTCAGGTCACGCAGCCATTCGATGACGGTTGCCTGCGGAGCGCCGAAGTGAATGGACACGGCCTCGATGATGTCGGCATCGGAGGGGCGCTGGCGCTTGACCCTTTGGCCGCCGCTCTTGAGTGGAGTCACGGCCGCTGCAGTCTTGGGCGCCGGCGTAGGGGGGGGAGACGGGGCTGGAGTGGCCTCGATGCTCGGCTCCGCAGCTTTTGCGGCCTTCTCAGCTACTTCCCGGGCTGCCTTTTCTTCGGCGGCGCGCTTGTCAGCGGCCTCGCGTTCCAGACGCTCAGATTCCTCCCGGCGGATGCGTGCGCGATCGGCTTCCCTCCGTGCTTCCTCGTCGCGCTTGTGCTTGTCGATGCGCGATGTCACGGTTAGCTTGAAGTCGTCGATCGGCTTCGCGATGAGCTGCTGCAGGTCCGCCAGCAGGGCACGGTACTCCGCAGCGTTGGCGTTCAGCCAGTCGATCTTCGTACGGATGTCGGCGGCCTGCTGGTCGGCTGCGATCTTCCCGTTTGCCAGCGCGGTATCCAACTTGTCCTGGATGCTCGCGAGCGTCTTAAGCCCCTTGATCGCGCCCGTGAAATCCGGAACTTCTACCTTGAACACCACGCTGCGGATTTCGCGCTGCAGTTCTGCGACATGGTCTTGGAAGGACTTGATGGCGGCCATGACCCGCTCTGCGCGGCGGCGCTCCTTCTCGCTAGCCAGTAGCTTTTCGGCCATCAGCCGGTTGTCGCGCACGAGCTTGGCCAACATATCCTTCTGCCGCTTCGCCTCGTCCACGCTCTGGATCTGGGCCAGCATCATGGCTTCAGCCGCGTTGAGCGTCTCTTCGGCCTTCTTCATGGCCTTGATCTGCAGGTCGAGGTCTGCGAAGTCTTGGTCCGTCTGCGGTTCGCGAATCAGCTTATTCTCGAGGAACTCGCGCAGTGCCACTTCAAAGACCGTGAAGTTTTCGCGCACGTCGATCTTGCCGCTGATCTGCACGGAAACTACCGGCAGCGCCTGCACCGCCTCGGCGACGACAGTCGATTTCGCTTCGGGAAGCTCGAATACGGCGAGATCCTTGGTGAACTGCTTCCAGCCTGCCACCAGCGCGTCGAAGTGCTCCCGGTTCGGCTCGTACCAGCACCAGGCCATGTTCTCGCGGGTGCCGTCGGACGTCATGAACAGACACTTTTTCGCGCCGGAGACAAGCAACTGCTGATCCATCTGGATCGTGTAGTGCGCGTCGAGTGTGCCGGTAGCGACGGCGGCGGCCAATTCGGCGTTGTAGAGCTTGTGCTCCCAGATTGTTTCCTCGTCCATCGTGACGCCATCCAGGCTGGCCAACAGGCGGAGACCGTCCACCTCATCGGTCGCAGTGACGGGATATAGATCCGAGCCCACGATCTCCTCGGCGATCAACCGCGCCGCTGCCTCGGCCGCATGACCTTGGTCAAACAGCCCCTGCGTGAAGGCGTCGACTTCCTTCTCGGTGCCGGTGTGCTTCTGCAGCAGCAGGTCGCTGCGGTTTGTGTATTTAGACTTACCGAGAGCGATAGGCGCTTCGGATGCAGTCAGGTAGTTCCTTCGCAGGGCCAGCCATTCGGGCGAGCCTTGGACAACGTTCATGATGTTCATGTTTGTCTGCCGGTAGTGAATGGCGGGCTCAGTCGTTTTCGTGCGACCAAGCGTTGATCTTCAGCTTCTGCTCCTCGGTCAGCTTCTCCTTGCTCTCGATCACTGCGATCAGGTCGTCAACCGTTTTCTTCTTGTCGAGGATCAGCTTCCGCCATTCCGGCGTCTTGGCCTCGAAACGCTCGTCGGAGCACACCGGGGTCGGCTTCCCTTCCGGCTTTTGGCCATCGCCAGATCCGCCGGACTGCTCGGCCTTGTTCTCCATCACGGACTTCCACGTGGCTTCGCCGTCCTTGATGGCGCCGTAGATGCCGCGGAGGTCGACTAGCTCAGTGGGGGAGCAGCTGTCCAGCGCGTGGCCCAGGTAAGAGACGAGATCCGAAGCCTTCACGCCGATCTCGGCAAAGGCGTCGGCAATGCGCTTGCGTTCGGCATCGGGGTCCTTCGCGGCCTCGTCCATGCGGATATCCTTGATGATCCGCTCGGCTTCGTCTTGCATGTCGCCGGGAATGATCCGCAGGCCCAGCGTCCGAATCGCCTTGGAGATCAGCGCCGCGCGCTTGTTCAGCAGGTCGTCGTCGTTGGCAGGAACGGTGTAGACCTTTTTCCCGTAACTGTTACTGCGCACGGAAATGAAGCTGCCATCGTCCATCGGCTTGGACCGCTCGACCGTTTTGGACACGCGCACGTCGAGCGGGTAGGTCAGATTGGACTCCAGGTCGGTCACCGACACACGGTGAACCTCCTTGGTGTCGTCCTCGAAAATCATGGTCGTCTCGACCAGAACGTTCGTCATGCAGCGGAGCGCCACCTCGACGAATCGGATGCCCAGCCCCTCAACCCCTTGCCCGATCGGCTTGCGGTAGTAGGCGCTCTTGTTGTTGGCAAACGTCGGGCGCCGGCACTCGCGGACGATGTCCTGCCGGACCTGATCCCAGTTGCGCGGCCGCTGCATGGCCATGACGTAGCGGGCTTCGACCATGGCCTTTGCCTGGGCGGCCACGGCCGTCGAGGCAGTCTCGACAAGGGCGTGGGTGGTGTGTTGGGCCCCGAATTCGCTTCGGGTGGCCAGGGCGGTTCCGGTCATCTTTCTCCTCGCTAGGTAGGCGTGCTAACGCGTATGCATACACATTAGCAAAAGAGTAATGAGTGTGCAAGCGCGGCGAGTTGTTTTTTCAGCGAGGGTCCGTAGAATCGCCAAAAACATCAGGGGAGGAGCGGGTATGCGGTTACTAGTGGGGTGGGCTTTGGCCGCAGCCGCGGCATGGCCGGCGGTTGCCGGCGCGCAGGCGGTGATCCGGGTAGACCCTGGCCCGGGAGGAAATCCTCGGATCTCAACGCCTTGGGGCGACTACATTGCTGTCCGCCAGGGCGGCGCTCTGTTCGTGGTAACCGAAGCCCAGTATGCCAAGGGGCTCGTCGAGGGGTACGCGCAAGCAAATGGCCAAGAGGCGGTCAATCTGGCCGGGGTCGGGAAGACCTACATCAACAAGAACGACGTTTCGGTGCAGGCAGGGGCGGTTCGCTTGCGACAAGTCGGCGCAACGATCGTGATCGGCGTCCCGGCGGATCGGAAGTTGGGCCGGCCGCCAAAGCCGAAGGCTGCCGAGTACGTCCAAATCCTATGGCTCCAGCAGGGCGCTGGCAAGGTCGGAGCATCGATCTCGGTCGATGGCCAGGCCATCAAGCCGAACAGTTGTGGTGCGAGCATGGGCTTCTACCACTGCGATTTCACGATTTCGCACAACCGACTGGCGCAGCCGGCCTCAGTCGTCTTCACCCAGCAGGGTAGGGTGCCCGGACTCTGGCAGGTCGAATCACTGAGTCGCGCGCATTTAGCAGGTGTCCAGCGCAAGTACGCCGAACTGAAGATGCCGATCAGCGGGGAGGATGCGGCGGATCTACAGGCCATCGCGCGTATTGACCCATCTATCAATTCTAGTGGGAGCAAAAATGATTGATGCACTTATCGCTGCCGTGTCGGGTGCCAATACTGCTCTGGACATGCTGAAGAGGGGCGTGGACGTTCGCGACCAACGGATTACGGAAAAGGCAGTTGCGGACATGACGGAAAACTTGCGAGCGGTTACATCGAGCGCATTTGACGCAGTCCAGGACGCCTTGCGTAGCGCGCAAGAGGCGCGGGCGCTAGACAAGCGAATTGTAGAGTTGGAGAAAGAGGTGGCCGTGCTGCGGGCTGCCGCCGAAGAGCGCGATAACTATCACCTTGTTCCGCTCAGTCCAAACAGTTTCGCCTACTCCCTGAAGGCGGTGCCAGAAGGGGGCTCGCAGCACTATCTTTGTCAAGCTTGCTATGACGGAGGAAAAAAGGTTGTACTGCAGCGAATTGGGGGTCGTCCGAACCTTGAATGCTCTGCGTGCAATGCGATCATTGCGAGCCAAGTCCTAGGAGATGAGGCACGCGCCGCGGAGGAGCGCGTTATTGCAGCGTCTCGGGTGAACTCTAGTAGTTGGGAAAGCTACTGAAGCTATGGACGCTACTACCCAAGCCTTCGTCACCGAAATAGTCTCTCGGAAGATTGCCGAGAATTGGTTGTACTGGCTGTTGTTCTTGGCGTCTTCATTCCTTGCGGCTTTCGCGGGCGCCTACATCAAGCGGCGCGCGGAGAACCTGGCTACGCGTGAGGATTTCAATGAGTTGAAGCGACAATTACAGCAGACGACGAGGCTGACCGAAGAGATCAAAGCGGAGATCGGGCATGCCGAATGGAAGCAACGTGAAGTGAACACAATCATGCGAGCGAAGCTTGAAGAGTTGGTCAGACATATATCCGTGCTGGATGAGGCGGTGCGCGGGTATGTGAAAACCGTGAGCGCAGGGAAAGATCAGAGGGTCAGCACAACGGAGATCGACACACTGAAGGCAATCGTTTCCCTCTACTTCCCCACCCTAGACGAGCCGGCATTTGGTTACACTCAAAGTTGCCGGGATATGATTATTTGGGCCATGTCGCGTCGAGATGCGCTCCGGAAGGCGAACGAGGAGGCTCGCCTCCCCGAGTACACCCGGGCTCTTGCGACGGAGACAATCGGCCAAGCTGCTATTCATCTTGCCAGCAATTTTGACCAAAAGACGAAGTTGGAGGCAGCCGCTTCGACGCTCATGCAAGAATTACTGGCTGTGCATTGAACACAGGGCATTTCTCTCCTCGCTAGGTAGGTGTTGCTGTTGCCGGTACAATTTCCTTCAAACCAAACGAACCAACGGGAACGGGATGACTACCGATACGGTATTGGCTGGGGGCGCACAAGAAGAGGGCCCGGCGACCGAAGTGCCGAGCATACTTCCCCTAGAAGTTGACTCAATCGCTCTACCGAACGTCGAAGGATATTGGGCGGCCATCCGGATAAACTCTGGGATCACGACGCTGCTTGGGCCGAATGGTGCGGGAAAGACGCAAGTGTTGCGTGGTCTCAAGTCAAAGCTCATGCGCACTTTTTCCGAACAGAGAATTCGGGGGTATGTGCGCTTTCTGTCTGCCGGTCGGGTTGCCCCATTTGATATCTTTCGTTCTGCCGTCAACTCGCCTCATATGACTAGCGAGCCGGGAGCGGTCGGCCACACGACTTACCGGTCCAACAGGATGGATTTCGAGTCTATTGTTGGCGACGTGATGGCGCTACAAGAACGTCCAGACCTACGCATTAAAATCGAGGCGCGACTTTTCAAGCTTTTCGAGCGAAATTTGACGCTGGAGTGGACCCAATCTGGACTTCAGGTGGGCTTCACGTCAAGGGAAGGGCGATATTTCAGCAACACTGAGGCCAGCGGCGTGTTGCACCTGATCGGATTGCTGGCGGCGCTATACGACGATTCGATCAGTGCCTTGCTCATCGACGAGCCGGAGATATCACTTCATCCGCAGTTGCAGGCCTTCTTGCTTAATGAGATCCAGAACGTAGCCGGCGATCCGAGGAGGGACGCGGCGAAAAAGCTGGTCATACTTTCTACGCACTCGCCAAGTATGCTGAGGATCCGGACGGTAAAGGACTTGCCCGACGTCGTGTTCTTCACGAAGCGTTCGGTCCCGCCAGTCCAGATAGCACCTCAGGATTCAATTCTCCAGCGACGCAAGTTGGCTGCATTTGTCTCGCGGATTTCCGAGACTCACAAGACGGCGTTCTTTGCCCAGACGGTTCTGCTGGTGGAAGGGCCGAGCGACGAGATTATTGTCAGTGCTCTGGAGCGGGATCTGGATAGGTCTCTGGCAGGGAGCGGCGTGAGCATACTGCCTGTTATAGGAAAGGGGGAGTTCGCCGAGACATTGAAGATGTTCCGGACCATCGGAAAGCGGGTAGCCGTCCTTACCGATCTGGATGCATTGGTTGATGATAGTTCCTTGGCCGCTTCATTCCAGGATAGTGAGATAGCGGCCGAATTGGCTGTCGCTCGCGGACACGATACCTTTCCGGCAATGGCCGCTAAGGTCAAGGCAGCGATCAGCGAAACGATCAAGAAAAACGAACAGTGTCTCGTCGATCTGTCGAAGGGGCACAGGTACCTCACAGACATAGATAATAGCGGCGTTCCGACCGAAAAAGCCAAGGCTCGCGTCGCGTACGTTTCGCTGTTGAACGCGCCGATCAAAGAACTGAGGGAGTTGCCCGACGGAAAGAATCTCGATCGAGCTCGGGCCATGCTACTGGGACTGCTGGAAGTCATGGAGGCAGCCGGCTGTTTCGTGCTTCGTCGCGGCACCATCGAGGATTACTTTATCTCGATTCCAGGCGCAGCCGATTCGGGCAAGCCAGAGGCCGCAGTTACCGAAACGCTTGGCTTTTCGCAAGTGAGTGCCGCGGTGCTCTCGGAGCGCTATGGGGACGTCGTAAGAGCTATCGATTTCGTTGCGCCAAGTTCGCCGTTTGACGAAAACTTGTTCATACGTTCAAACCTTGCGGGGGCACTTGGCCACGTGTTTCAAATGGCCTCGCCAACTACAACTGATGTTGACCTCTCGGCGATATTGGAAGCAGCAAATCCGCAAGCCGCGGCGATTTTTGCATTCAAAAATGCGTCCGATGGGCGATCAGCGAAGATGGCTGTCCGGGTTGAAATCAAATCGCCGCTTTTCCCTCGGAGCACGTTCCCTGCTGTGGTTACGCGAGAGCAGAACCTAAGCGACCGCGTGGACGAGTTGTTGCCCCCCGCCGCCTGATTTAGCCCTTACGATACTCACGCCATCTCCGCCTCCGGCAGCGATTTTGTTGGTGATGTGATTGGGCATGGGACTTCCTGAGGCGGAATAGAAAGGCGGCGCCCACCGGGGGGCATTGAGCGCCGCAAGGGGTATTC